AAGGCTACATTGTCTGCGTCAAGAAAGTTTTGCAAGGCAACGGCAAGTACGCTTACCATCACCAGTTAACAGGCAAATCATTTGTTGCACAAAAGCAACAGCCAAAGGTTTGTGTTGTGCAAGATCAAAAAATTGAATCTGATGCTTGGGAAGATGGCACAGCCAAGTCAACAGGCAATGCCTTCAACTGGCGCAACAAAGATCAAGCCATCTTTACAAAGCGTGAGGTAACAATCATGCAGCAGAACTACACGAACCATCCTCAAATCACTGTTTACAGTAGGGCTTGAGTGGTGGTATAGTTTTACCCATGACGCTTGGCGGCGTTTTCGTAGTGGGGTTACACATGCTGTCTGCTGGTACTACGCCAGTCCGCCAACGCTTTAAAAAGCGAGACAGCAGGTGTAGCCCCTTTTTTTTTGGGGAATTTTATGGTGGAAAATTTGTGTCACAAAAGACTTACAGAAGTGCTTTTGTATGAGCCAGAAACAGGGCGATTTTATTGGAAGAAATCTGGTTCAGGCCGTAAAGTTGACGTACAAGCTGGAAGAGTTATGCAGAAAGGCTATCGACAGATTACCGTTGATTACAAGCCATATTTGGAGCATAGACTTGCATGGTTTTATGTTTACAAAACGTGGCCAAGATTTTTTATAGATCATATAAATGAAGTCAAATCTGATAACAGAATCTTAAATTTACGAGATGTTGACCAAACAACCAATCTTCTTAATCAATCAAAGCCTCAAAAAAATAACAATACTGGATTTAGAGGTGTTAGCTTTTTTCAAGGCAATCAAAAGTATCGTGCTCAATTGATGATTTCTGGAAAGCAATATCATCTAGGTTATTTTGACACGGCAGAAAATGCTTATCAGGCTTACTTAACAGCAAAGTTGGCCTAATCATGCACTACTACCAGTTCAGTATTGGCGACTATCGAGCCGCCACAGCGCATTTATCCAATGAAGAAGATTTGGCTTACCGCCGACTTCTGGATATGTACTACGACACAGAGCAAAAGATTCCACTGGATACCCAGTGGGTTTCCAGACGCTTGCGAGTGGATGCCCACGTGGTCAAGGATGTCCTAAACGATATGTTTGTTCAGCATGAAGATGGCTGGTATCACGCCAGATGTGCTGATGTAATTGAGCAATATCACGCAATGGCCGAGAAGAATAGGGCCAATGGTCGCCTTGGAGGACGTAAAAAGAACCCAGTGGGTTCCGACTCGCAACCCATCGCTAAGGCAACTATAAACCAAGAACCAATAACCATTAACCATAAACCAAAGAGAGAGAGCGCAACTGTCGTTGCTTGCCCACTTGATGTTGGTTTACAAGAATGGCAAGATTGGTTGTCACTCAGAAAAGCCAAGAAAGCACCTGTAACGGAAACGGTGTTGAAGTCAGCTAGAAAAGAAGCGGAAAAGGCGGGTATTACCCTTAACGCATTTCTGACTATCTGGTGTGCAAGAGGTTCACAAGGGCTTGAGGCTTCTTGGCTAAAGTCTGATGAAAAGCAAAACCAGACAGAGACTGTTTACCAGCGATCAATGCGATTGAAGATGCAAGAAGCAGTGCCAAGCATTGCCAAGCAAGCACCTTACCAAGACGCAAGCGATTTCTTTCGCACCATTGACATGGACTCACAGAAAGCTATTGAGGTGAACAAATGAGCTTGCCTATGCCTTGGGTTGAACGCATTTTTACCAAGTTGACCATGATTTATGGCCGTGATTTTATTGGTCGTTGGGAAGGTTTGGACATTGCTGAAGTTAAAGCTGATTGGTCACATGAGCTAGCTGGCTTTAAAGATCATCCTGACTCAATTGCTTATGCTTTGAAAAACATGCCTGACAGCGGTAAGCCGCCAACAGTTCTTGAGTTTCGTGCGATGTGCAGAAAAGCACCCGAGCCTACTTTGCCAATGTTGGAAAATAAACTAACAGCAGAGCAAATGGCTGCGAACAAAAAACGGATTGCTGAACTGATTGCAAGGGTAAAAAAATGACAAGAGTTTACGCACTCAAACGCCTACTTGAACACGGCGAACTGTCTAGCAAAGAGATTGAAGAAATCACCTGCTGGACAACAAAACAAGTGTGGGCCAGCATTCAGCGTCTGCAAAAGACAAACATCGTTCGCAAGTACCCACAGATGAAGTGGGGCTTGATTCAACTTTGGCCTTACCCATGACACGCAGACAGATACAAGACGCTGGTGACAGATACATGATTGAGTTGGGCGAAGCAAGAGTATTGCTTTGCACCTACCAAGTGACCAAGCAGAAAGTTCTTACGCAAGCAAGAATGGAATGGTTGGAAAAGAAGTACGGCACGGGTTCTGTAGCAAGAATTCGTAATTACATGAAGAAACTACAAGACGGAGAACTGGAATGAACACATGGCCCTTCCCACCCCCATCAGGCCCAACACCTTGGACACGCAAGCAAATTCGTGAATACGAAAAGCAAAAGCGTGATGACGCAGGGGAGTCGCCGCTATGACACCTTTAATAAAAGAAATGGTCAAGATGGTTTCAGTTTCTAATCTTGATCCAACAGAAATGCAATGGTTTGATATAACTGGTGCAATCAAAGAATATATTGGCTATGACCAACGTAAATATTTATTGCATCCAGCCCCATACAAAAACATGATGCTTTGCGGTCGCACAGAGCAAGGTGATTTCATGTTGTCGGTGTTAGCTGAGTCATCTGCTACTGTGGTAACAGGCTGGATTATGAAACCAACAGGATACAAAAGCCTTGGTTCTTTTCTTTTTGCCGAACACAATGGCGAACCAAAGGTTGGTGAAGTTGATGGGCCGATAGACCTTCAAGACCAATCAATGATGTGTGCAATTGTGACAATGTTTTACGCATCGCTTGACATGAAAATTCAAGCGTATGTACCAACACCACACAAAGCCAACGTAAGCCGCAGCAAACGTGGATTAAAGCCACTGTACGAATGGCATACCGTAGTCATTGAGCCATTAAAATTAAAACAAGAACATCAAGGCGGTACACACGCAAGTCCAAAAAGGCATCAAGCCCGTGGTCATTGGCGCACTTACAAATCAGGTAAGCGTGGATGGGTTAAAGAGTGTTGGCGTGGTGATGCCAGCAAAGGTACGGTATTTAAAGACTACAAAATAAAGGAGCAAGATGAGATACGCAGCCCGAGTAGACGAAAATCAAGCTGAGATTGTTAAGGTTCTTAGGGATGCAGGTTGTTACGTTTGGGTAATCGGTCTGCCAGTTGACCTTTTGGTTGGCTACAAGAATCACACATTCCTAATGGAACTGAAAAGCGGCCCTACAAAGCGTTTAACGAGCCTACAGCAAGACTTTTTTGCAAAGTGGTGCGGTGGTACTTTGTGCAGGGTTGACAGCCCTGAAGCGGCTTTAAGAGCAATTGGGGTTATATGACACCAAGCCTTAGATCAGATCAACAAAACAAACTAATGCACAGCATCATCGGTCAGATTGCTAAACAAGCAACATTGCACGGTAGTCGCTGGAATGCTGAGAGCTTTAAGCGATTTCTGATTGACCAATGGGCGCATGAAAGCGGAGAGATGTCCAGCATCAGCAAAGTCATGCCAAGCATTGATGGTGAACGTGTTGTCCAGCTAGGCCATCAAAGCAGACGGTTTACCAAAGAGCAAGCCATTAGCTTTACCGAGTGGCTGTTGTATTGGGCCAACACCAATGGAGTCACGATTGACCAACCAAGAGAAAAAACATAAGCAAGCCGTAGCAAGCCTTGGCTGTGCGCTGTGCCATCACTTGCATGGCGACCATGATCCGGGGCCAGTGGAGCTTCATCACCTAAGAGCAGGGGGATGGGGCAAAGGCGGATATCTAACTTTGATGGGCCTATGCTACGAACATCATCGTGGCAATAAGGGTATTCACGGATTGGGGACTAGGGGCTTTGTGAAATATTATGGAGTCACTCAGCAAGAACTGCTTGAGTGGACACTAAACAAGATAGGAACATGACATGACTGAAGAAGAATTTTTAAAGCAAATTTCAGCTTTTCCTAGTGGTCAATACCAATTAGGCATGACTTTGCGCGATTACTTTGCAGCTAAAGCAATGCAAGGGCTGCTGGCAAATCCAAAGTTGGCAAATGAAATATTAAAAAATGGTGGCGCTCAGTCTGGTTGGATTGAAGATTCTGCTTGGGCTTTTGCAGACGCCATGCTGAAAGAGAGGAAAGCATGAACTACGCAGCAATTGCAGCGGCTATGAGAGCCGAGATTGAAGACAGCAAAAAGCTGTATATGCCCAACAGTCCCGGCGCATTTGTGCGTGACAGGTTGTTTAAGGATTGTTTGTGGGAAGAAGCGGCATGGGCATGGGGATGCTTTTGTCGTGGCAACTTCAATATTCCTGAACTAGATGACCTGAACAATCAATTGAACGCACTTGCCGCTAACGAAAAGATGCCTGATTGGGGAGTTAAAGGAACATGAAACAACGAACAATCTTAGTGGCACTGCTGCTGGTATCGGCGGCAGTGTCTGTGTCAATCGTTTACGGCCTGTGGTGGCTGGCGGGGGTGGTATGACTGAATGCCAGCACCGTTGGGAACCTGTTGAAAGCCAGCCCATTTACAAATGCGCCCGTTGCGGTGCTTTTATGAGGATCATCAAATGACAAGGCCAGATAGTCCTTGCATAGCAGTCTGTACGACTCTTTATGACACGGTTTGTAAAGGTTGTGGCCGAAGATACATGGAAGTTGTTTTGTGGAACTCTATGTCTCAAATAGAAAAAGAAGAAATTTGGCAACGCATAGACAAAGAAGCAACAGCTTGGCGGTACAACACTTACAAGGATAGAGTTAAATGAGAAAGCAGTGTAAAAGGAAGGTTTACCAATTAATCAATCCTATATCTCACGCAATTGCTGGCGCTGGCATAACAACAGACGATTGCCTAAAGCAACTCAAAGACAAAGAGCTTGCCGCTATTGAAGCCATGCGTACAGGTAACGCAACCGTCTACACATGGCAAGAACTAGTAGACATGAACAACATCTGTCAGGTAATGTCGCGTCATGGCATAGGACCAGAAGCACTACCTGATTGCATGATGGCTGAGATTGAGCTTACACACGCCGCCAAACGATATGAGGCTACAGGTAGGATGCTGTTAACCGGGACAGGTCTTAAGGCCATCAACGAAGTTTTAGAGTGGCATCACCTGCAAAGAACGTCAATCAGTCGGTCAGAGTACGAGCGCATGATTGCCAAAACCCGTAACAAATTGCGCTCTCGCTCAAAAGACGTTACGGTTATACAATGACAACAGGAGAATCCACCATGAAATTTAGCATCAAAGAAGCGCAAGAGAACATCATTGGCGACTTTGCCATGTGCCTTCTAAACTCGGTCACAGCAGCCCACATCCACCATTTGGCACTGATAGCTATGCTCAACACATGGCGCTTGGTGAGTTCTATGAAAACTTTGAAGACTTGGCTGACAAATTCATTGAAGCCTACCAAGGCAAAAAGTCGAAAATATTTTTCGCGGAAAAGGCACTTTTTCTGGGGGAAAATGGTTTGGAGCTAGTCCTGTACGTTGGCAAAGAAATTGCCAGATACCGCGAGATGCCCGGATTCCCACAAGATAGCGACCTGCAAAACATCGTTGATGAACTGTCCGATCAAGTCGCATCTACACTTTACAAATTAAGATTTCTGAAATGACCCGACTCACAAAGAATCAAGCAGGTTGGTATTGGGGCTTAAAAGGCCCATATGCAACTAAAGACAAAGCGCAGCAAGTAGCCCAAACCGCATACGCAAACGGCTACAAACAGCAGAAAACTGACGTAATTTCCTTCAGAGTTGCTGAGAACACATGGATTCCACCGTCAAATTTGACCAAAAAATTTGAACAGGTTTGAAGAAGTTTCTCTTGGTGCTAGGCTGAGAGCCTTTATGCCCTGTTACTCAGGGCATTTTTTTTAGTAAAAAAGCACATCAAAGTAGTGCAAAGCCAAAGCAGCTAAAGCTAAACCAATAACAATTGCAGCCAATGGATCTTGGTATTTGATGATAAAGTTTGTCATGTTGTGTCCTTTGATGGGGCCGAAGACCCGGTTGATTGATTAACGGCGAACCCACTTGGTTACATAACAAGCAACGCTAGACCCATACAAAACACGCACTTGTTTGTGTGTGCTGTTCTTTTTGTCAAAATCTTTTTGGCGAGCTTGCTGGATGGCAGCAAAAAACACTTCTGCGGAAACAGGTTTGCCAGATAAAAAGAATTTTTGTTCGTCATCATGGTTTTGCCATTGGCTAGCCCAAACCCAATTGCTTTCTTCTACCGTGTGACCGTTGCTGTAAGTTGTTGCATAACGCTTCATGTCGTGTACTCCGTTGTGTTGTTGATGACTCTATTATCTACTTATCCACAATAAATTCCATAGGGAAAACCCTAAGATTGCACACTAAAAACCCTAATGGTTTTATATACAGTACATTGACAAAATGCCATCAATACCTAAGACACAATGCGCTGAGTACCAATGCAAAGGCCCAAGCATTAAGGGATCTGTGTACTGTGTAGATCACGCGCCAGCAGCTAAGACAACTGAAGACCGCAAGACCTTTAATGCCCATTACAACAACAAGGCTTGGCTATCAATACGCAACAGGCAGCTATCAACACAACCATTGTGCCAAGCATGTCTGTTAGATGGTCAGGTTATGTCAGCTAATCACGTTGACCATGTGTTCCCTTGGACAGCTATAGGTGAACACGCATTTAGGCGCAACTTGTTCCAAAGCCTGTGTGAGACACATCACGGGGTCAAATCAGGGCTTGAAAAGAAGGGCGTGTACAGACACTACGTTGAGCCTGTTAAAGATTATAAATCTGAGGACTATGTTTATGTAATGTTGAATGCGTAATGAGTTAACTGACAGACGCTTAAAAAATAAAAAATAATACTTAGAAACTAATTCTATTTGGAACTGTTAAAGAG